GCGGGCTGGTCAAGATGGGCGGCTCAGCCCTGGCAGCTATCCCAGGGCTCGGGTCGATGGGTTCCGCGGCCGGTCTGCTGCCCGCCGCGATGAACCCCGTAGGCGCGGCTGTGGTCGGGGTGGTGGCCGCCGTCGCCGCCATGATGGTGGCCAGTAAGGATTTCCGCGAGGGCGTAATCCAGATGGGTCAGGCCCTCTGGACCGGGCTCAAGCCAGCCCTGTCCTCGGTCTGGGAGCTGGTCAAGACCTTCGGCCTGGCCCTGTGGGAAATCATCAAGGCCATCGGTGACGCGCTAGGCCCAGCCCTCAAGAACCTGGCACCGCTCCTCCAGCAAATCGCTGCCCTGTTCGGTCAAAATCTGACTGGCGGGGCTGAGGGGGCAACCGGGGCGATGGACGGGCTGCTGCCCGCCATCACCGGGGTTATCAAGGTAATCGGGTTCCTGCTCGACATCACGACCAAGGTCCTGGTCCCGATTCTTGAGGTCCCCATCAAGCTGGCGGCGATGGCCCAGGCTGCCCTCAACGTGGTCAACCCGCTCAAGCTGCTGGGCCAGGCCGTTGAGTGGCTGATCGGGATAGCCGAGAAGCTATGGCACTGGATCACCGGCAACTCACCAGGGCTGATACCCGCGTTTCAGCAGCTCGGCCAGGTGGCTGGCCAGATCGCGGGCGCGATAGGCGGGGTGGTCGCGGCCGGGTTCGGTAAGGCCCTGTCTGCGGTCCAGGGGGCCACCAGCGGCATGGTCGATGCGGCGCGGGGGGCCTGGTCCAAGATGACCAGCGAGGCCCAGTCGGCTGGCTCCAGCATGGTGGAAGGGCTCAAGGCCGGGCTGTCTGCCGCCAAGAGCATGGGCGGCTGGATCGGGTCCAACGTCACCGGCCCCGTGATGGGGTTCATCAAGTCCGGGTTCGGGGTGTTCAGCCCCTCGACCATGACCATCACCGTGGGGTCTGAGGTCGTGGCCGGGCTCAAGAAGGGCCTGGAGGCTGCCAAGCAGATGGGCGGCTGGCTCCAGGCCAACATGACCGGCCCCGTGCTCGACAAGATCAGGTCCGGGCTCGACGCCGCCGCCATGACCCCCATCGGTCAGCAGATGATCAGCGGGCTACAGCAGGGCCTCCAGGCTGCCAGCCAGATGGGCGGCTGGCTCCAGTCCAACGTGGCCGGGCCGATCCTGGGCGGGCTCAAGTCCGCGTTCGGCATCGGCTCCCCGTCCCGCTACACCATGCCGTTCGGGGAGGGCCTGATGGAGGGCGTGGAGGTCGGGATGGCCAAGGCCGCTGACCACCTGGAGGTCCCCGCCGTGCCCGGCATGGCCTCCCCGCTGGGTGGCTTCGGCGGCGGGATGGCTGGCCTGGGCGCTGGAGCTGGCCAGGTGATCAACGTCTACCCCTCGGCCGGGATGGACGAGCAGCAGCTAGCCGCGCTGGTCTCGCGTGAGCTGGCCTGGGCCACGGCTGGGGGCCTCTCATGACCAGGATGCCGGTGGGCCTCTACGCCGCTACCAGGGTCCGCAGCTACGAACGCGGGTTCGACTGGACCTATGAGGTACCGCCCCGCCAAGCCCTGCGCGAGCTGACGCCGGTTGTCTGGGATGGGCTCTGGCTCAACACAGGCGACCAGACCAACGGGCTGTGCGCCGTCGTCACGAACCTGGAGGGCTGGCTGGACTCCCCGCCCCTGGACGGCAACGACGTGGCGCGGGTCATCAGCGACGGGTCAGCCTGGGGGCCGAAGGTCCTTCGCCAGCGCACGGTGATCCTGTCGGGCGCGGTCACGGGGCCACGGGAGGAGCTGGGCCGGTTCCGTGACCAGCTCGCCGTGAGGGCTGCTGCCCGTGAGCCCGTCCTGTTCGCGGTCGGTGACTGGGACCTCCAGCGGGTCCTGACTGCTGACGTGCGGGCAGGGTCCGAACAGTTCCGGGTCCAGTGGCTCGGCTCGGCCGGGTTCCGCTACCAGGTGGCCCTGACCGCTGCTGACCCTGCCCTGTCTCAGGGCACCTGGCAGACGGTGGAGCTGACCAACATCACCGAGGCCACCGGCCGGGACTACCCGAGGACCCACCCGTGGCGGTACGCCGCGGCCATCCCGAACTCAGCCCTCCTGCGGAACACCGGGAACCACCCCGCGCCGGTCTATGCGGCCTACACCGGGGACCTGTCGGAGTCCCTGCTCACAGACGGCATCGGGGGCATCCGGCTGGCCACCATCGAGACCGGCGTCCAGATTCTCGTGGCCACCGCCAACCTGACCGCTGAGGCACCAGGCGGCTACTCCAGGGCCAGCATGATCCTGCCTGGCTCCAGGCCCATGACCATCGCGGGGGCCTCCTCGGTGCGGTGGACCCTGCGGGCTGGCGGGCGCGGCTCGGTGGTCCTGGCCTGGAGGTCAACATGGGTCTGAGGAGCGCGGGGCCTGAGTCTCGGGCCATCCCGATCAACCCGTGGCTGCCAGCCACCGAGCTGCCCGGCGAGTGGACGTTCTGGGCTGAGACCATGCGGCCACCCCACCGGCAGCTAGGCATGATCGATGTCAGCTCGTTCTACTGCGTAAAGCGGGTCAGCGCGTTCGGGCACGGGAACATGACCGTGAACCTGCCGTGCGGGCTGGACTCCGAGACCCTTATCAACCTGTGGTCATGGCGGGTCTGGGCGCTCTACGCGGGCGAGCCCTATTTCTGCGGGGTGCCGACCGGGCTACAGGACCAGGACGGCTCAGCTCACGTGCAATTCACGCTGCTGGAGCTGCCCGGCTACCTGACCCGCAGGCAGCAGGACACCCACCCGTTTCTGGAGTTCGGCAGTGCTGGCCCGCCAGAGGTCACCGTCGAGCAGACGTTCATAGCGCGGACCCTCGCGGAGCCAGTCCAAGAGGTCGGCGTCATCCTCGCCACCGACCCAGGGCCAGGCAGGGGCCGACGCCGCAAGTACGAGTTTCTGGAGGGCGGCTCGCGGGGCCAGCTCTTGATGAACCTGTGCGGTGTGCTCGACGGCCCGGAGTTCAGGACGGAATACCGGGCAGGGCCGAACGGGCGGCCTCAGTGCTGGCTGCGGATCGCTTACCCCAGGGTGGGCTCAGATGATGCCGGGCTCGGCGTGGCAGTGCCCGGCGCGATCCTGAACTACCGATTCCTGATGGACTCGGACCAGCTCCGCACGCACACGTTCGCGGTGGGTGACCTGCCCAGCGATGCGCCCGAGGGGGCGCTGCGGCCGGTGGCCATCACCTACATAGACAACCCGCAGCTCCCCCGGCTCGACGCCGTAGACGACTGGCCAGGCACCATTCTGGAGTCCACCCTGTGGGAGCGGTCCACCACCGCCACGATCATCAATTCGATCCCCGCCCAGGAGGTCACCGGAGCCCCGCCCGAGTCGCATCCGTCAATCCTGACCTACGGGCCAGGCGACACCGTGACGGTGCGGGCAGTGACCCCGCTCATTCCTGGGGGCGTGGAGTTCCAAGCGCGGCTCCTCCAGGTCGAGGTCAACGCGGCAACTGGCATCGCTAACTGGTCGGCGGCGCTGACCAGCCCGCCGCAGGTCACCCGGACCAGCATCAACGGGGCTCTGTCGCGGATGGACCGGCAGGCCAGCCAGGCATTCCACCAGGGCGGATTCCGCCCAGCAGGGCAGAGGAGAGTCCAGCGATGAGCGAAGCACCGGGCGGCAAGCTCGCATGGGGCCAGGGCGCGAACTATGACGCCTCGGACGACCGGGCCGTGATTACGGCGGTCACTGCTGGCCGGGTGGGGCTGGTGCGGCCTGTCTACGTGAGGGCAGGGACCGGGCTCAGCATCTTTATCGAGGGCGGATGGGTCGGCGTGGCGGGCTGCGATGACCTGACCAGTGCCGTGATCGGCAGCCGTGAGGAGCTGATGGTCCAGGTCAACCCAGGCCCCGCGACCGGCAGCCGCGAGGACTACGTGTGGGCGGATACGAACCCCGACGACGGGACGTTTGAGCTGCGGGTGATCCCCAGGGCTCAGGCAGCCGGGCGGGCAGGCATTCCGCTGGTCAACATCACCGCCCCGGCCAACTCGAACACCGCCGCCGCGATGACCATTCGGTCAGTCGATGCCGCGATAGAGCGGCGGCTGATGTCCTACACCTGGCAGAACAACGCCAACGTGTATTCGAGCAGCAGCTTCCTGGCCGCGATCGGGCAGAACCTTGACTCGATGCCGGTCATGATGGAGCCAGGCCAGTGGTACCGGGTCAGGTACTCCACCGCCTCAGCCCAGCTCGTGGCGGCCCCCAGCAACTTCCGCGAGAACGGGGAGCTGCGCATCGGGATCGGCTACCGGGCGGCCGGGCAGGTAGCCGCGCAAGCGGGGCTGGCCCGCGATGCCGCTTTCAACTTCTCGTACGTCGGCGGGGTGACCCCCGGCTACCAGCAGGCGCAGGTCGAGTGGATATTCCGCCACGCCATCAATGACGTGCGGTTCGAGCGGGTGTTCTCCGGGCGGGTGTGGTCCTACGTCACCAGCGGGGTCCAGTACCGGGTCAACGGCTCGGGGCTGACCGGCAACCCCCAGATACTCACGGTCGAGGACCTGGGATCATGACCACCCCGACGCAGCTCCTCCGCTGGGGCCAGTCAGGCAGGTATGCCGCCTGGGATGACCGGCAGGTGATCACCGCCCTGGCGGCGCGGTCCACCGGCATCGTGACCCCGGCCACCATGACCGCCGCCAGTGGCCTGCTGGTCCTGCTGGACCCTGGCTGGCTGGCCCTGGCTGACTGCGGGGACGGCACGGTGGCGGTCCTCACGGCACCGATCACCCTGGAGGCCATCGCCCAGGCAGGCGGCGCTGATGACCGCACGGACGAGCTGTGGGCCGTGATCGTTGACCCCGAACAGGCCGAGTACCGGCTAGCTGTCCGCCCCGAGGGCTCAGCCGGGCCTGGGGTGCTCCTCGGCACGATCGAGGTCCCGGCCGGGGCCACCAGCGCCGAGGACATGACGATGGTGCCCCGTCAGCAGGACTACGCGGGGTCGGTGCCAGGGCCTCCAGGCCCCCAGGGGCCAGTGGGTCCTCCAGGCCCCCAGGGTGAGACCGGCGACCCTGGAGGGCCACCAGGACCCCAAGGCCCGCTAGGTCCCGAAGGCCCCCAGGGTCCGCAGGGTGACCCTGGAGACACCGGGGCGACAGGGCCACGCGGAGACCAGGGCGACCGCGGCGAGCAGGGCGACCGGGGCGACCCTGGACCGGAGGGGCCGCGAGGTCCCGAGGGGCCGCAGGGCCAGGCAGGCACCGCGACCCTGATCGTGGGCAGCTTCGGCCAGCAGACCACCCCGGCAGACCTCCCCCCGAATGGGCTCATACTGGCCGGGTTCGACGGTCCAGGCCGTCCCGCTGCTGACCAGCAGCTAGAGCCTGGCTGGTCCCTGATCTACGAGCAGGACGGGGCGCTGTGGACGTTCGCGCCGGGCTGGCCAGGTGGCTGGGCCTCACCTGGCCTGGTCCAAGGCCCCCAGGGTGAGCGGGGGCCGGAAGGTCCCCAGGGGCCGCAGGGTGAGCGCGGCGAGCCTGGCCCTGGCGGGGTAGACCTGGCCATCGGCCCCTGGCGCACCCTGACCAACCCCGTTAACCCGATCGCGCCTGCTGTGGGGACGCTCAGCCCGAACACCCGGTTCCGTTACCGGCTGCTGGGGTTCCTCAACTCGGTCCAGGTGGATTTCAGCGCGCACCTGACCGTGGGCGGTCAGACAGGCAACAACAACAACGCGACCTACCGCTTCGGGGAGATGGCGTCCGACTGCTGGGTCAACCTGGCGAACGGCCAGCCACGGGTCTACGCCAATCAGGGCAATGCGGGCTGGTCGGCGGTCAACACCCAGATGGCCCGGTTCTACTTCGCGGCCCAGGGCGGCGTGGAGTTCCTGGTCCCGGCAGTGTTCGGCGCGGGGGTCATGACCCTGAACCTGATCATCCCGCGCGATGACCCAGCAGACCAGCCAGCCCTGGACCCGTTTCCTGGCTGGGACCGGCTCCGCGCCCGCGCCGCCTGGGCTGGTGCTGCGGCCGGGCGCAGCGACCCCGAGGGCTGACCAGGAGGGCCAGCCCCGATCTGAGCAGGAGGAGCAATGCCAATCCGAGGAGGGCGGCACCACCGCCGCCTGGTCCGCAAGGGCGAGACCTACACAGGCGACACCGAGGACATCGAGCTGGAGCCGGTGGACCCAGACGCGGCCATAGTCCCCGAGGCCGAGCAGGTCGGGGACCTGGAGCACGAGGGAGGACCTGACGATGGCGGTAACTAGGGCCTGGTGGCCGAGCCAGCACTACAACAGCGGGGGCCTGAACCGCCGCCTTATCGCGTTCCACACCACCGAGGGCTCCACCACAGCGGAGTCCCTTCGCAACTGGCTGACGAACCCCAGCTCGAAGGTCAGCTACCACTTTGCGGTGGACATGAGTCACGGCGACAACTGGGCGGCTCAGTTCGTCCGCGACGGTGACCGCGCCTGGGCTCAGGCCAGCTACAACGGCCAGGCCCTCAGCATCGCGTTCTGTACCCCAGGCGGCGCGGCCTCGGGCTGGTCCAGGGACACCTGGCTGTCGAAGGGCGCCATGCTGACCTCAGCCGGTCGGCTGGCCGGGGAGCTGGCCCGCCAGTTCGGCATCCCGCTGACCCAGCTCAGCTCCAGCCAGGCCCAGGGC